GAACTTGCTTATGTAAATGCATTAGCAGCTTTAGATTCTTTTACTTCTAAAGGTATTACTACACTATTAGTTTTTGGACAACAAAGAATTGATACAAAACTAGCTTCTAAGCATTTAGAAGAAATACTTTTAACGCTTTATGAAACTAAATCTTTAGAGGCATTACAAGCTATTGTAGGAGATACATTAGTTGAAAATTTACAAGACTCATTAAATATATCTAATAGCCACGCTTTAGGAAAACTTAAAACTGTCGAGGATAAGGTTGGGTTTATGGTAGACTCTGTACAAGATTCTTTAGACCCTAATTTAAGTAGGTTAGGACGAATCTTAGCGGGTTTCTTAGACTTAGGTAAGGTAAGTATCTCTTTCGAAAATAGAGGCTTAAACTCGCCTATTATGCGTGCCGTAACTAAAGACGGTAAACAGTCTATTATTATTAATGCTGACGCTTTTGTATATTCTTCTAGACAAGCTCCTGCAGCATTTGCTCACGAATTATTACACTTAGCTACTTCTCAAGCATTACAGTATCCTAAAACAGCTGCTGAAAAACAATTTGCTAAAGATATACAGAACTTGTATACTACTGCAAAAGCTTTAGCGAAAAATCCTAACCAGTTAGGTTATAAAAATATTCGCGAATTTGTAGCAGAGGCATTTACTAATAAATCTTTTAGAGAAGAGTTGGCAGGAATGTCTGTAAATAAGAAGAATCTATGGACTAAGTTTATCGAATTCTTAGGTAAACTAGTAGGTATGGATACTAATATCTTAGAAGAGGTAGAACGTCTTACTTATGAATTTTTACAAGAGCCTAGTAACGCGCAACTTAGTAAGGAGTCAGTTGAAGATACTTTATTAGATATATTTACAGAAAATGGTTTTTTACTACAGGATGTATTTGATTTATCAGCTAGTATAAACTATTTAGTACTGTACGAACTTAAGAAAAATCCTAAACAGACATATTCTAGAACTTATTCTAGGGTAAATAAAAGACTTGCTAACCAAGTAGATTACCTTAAGAATGCTGGACAAACTAAGTATGCTGGATTACTAGAAAAGGTTATTGCAAATGGAGGTGATAATCCTTTATACAAAGCTTTTGTAGAACGTAGTAAAACTTATATTAAGAATAATATACAAATACTTAGAGACTTTACTACAGATATTGAATTAGATTATGAAGAGTCTGACGAAAGTGTAGGTGAAGGTATAGAAAATTACGGTAAAGAAGCTTGGGAACTTAATCCTAAAGACTCTGCTACGAAGCGTTTAAAAAATAGACTTAGTTTTATTATAAAGCAGACTAAAATTAATGGTATAGTTGCTCCAGAGACTAATAACTTTATGTTATACAGCTATATTCCATTTGATATTTTATATAATACAATTAGTGAAGCTTTAACAGATTTACCGGCAGAAGAGTTTATGCCTAAATTAGAGATACTATCACAGTATAATCCTACACTAAAACAATTTGTAGATGAACTGCAACGTTCAGAAAACTCTGAGTCTCAAAATGATAGAGCTTTCTTTAAAGAATTCCACTCTCATTTCCAAAAACAAAGAGCTAAGCTAGTTACTCCGTTATTCAGTGAGAGAGAAATAAGTACATTAGAAGGTGATTCTTCTTTAGTGTCATATAATCACGCAGTTATTTACGCTAATATTGCTAACTCGGATGAATTTGTAATACGTAATTGGTTTGACCGGTTTAAATACGGTAATAATGTTTCTAATAACGATGGTGAATTTGTTATTAATAGAGATAAAATGCTCGCTCTTAAAGAGAAGTTAGAAGAAGCGCGTGTAAAATATTCTAATTTAGAGTATTATGAATATCTTATTACAGACATTTTGCCTGAGTTAGGAATTAATTTACCTATTGAAGTAGCAAATTTAGTTTATCATAATACTAAGTTAGTAGGAAGAAGTTTCCAAAGACAAGATTTTGCGAAAATAGTATCTAGATTAGTAGATACTGCGTCTAAAGAACTTGCTAAAACAGCTGACGATGAAGTAACTTACGACTTTAAAAACACTAATTTCTTTATAGAGGAAGCTAAAAATGTTAGAGTCTTAGCATCGTTATCGTTGCTAGTTGAAGGTACTGTATTTTCTACTCTATATAGAAATGATGAAGGTAAAAATATATACACTATATTCCAGAACCATCACCTAAGTAAAACTTTTGAAGGACTAAAGTTTGGTAGTCTAGCTGAAAGTATGCTAGATGATCCTTTCAGATCAAGAAGTAGTATATTACAGAAGATAAATGATGGAGACCCATCGTTTGTTTATGATTTACATTATATATCAACTTTGTCAGAACAGGGTGGAGGCCTTACGGGTACTACTTATAAAAATCTCTCACCTCAAGATAGGCAGTTTGCTAGGTTTGTACTTTTTGCAAATGGTTCTAAGCATACCGGTTTCTTTATACCTCCTACAATATCAGATAAACCTACTATACCAGTAATACGTACTAATAAAATGTTTAATACTTACAAAAATGGTAAGTTATCTGAGGAAGCATCTAAAGAAATTATGAATTTAGTTGCAGCTGAATATCAAAGAATTGTAGCTGTTTATGAGGAACAATTAGCTGCCAAAGAATTAGCTGAAGCAGGAGATAATTCCTTGATGCATGAATTGATTGAAAACTATCATTATACTGGAAAGAAAGATGAGGCAGGTTTTCTTAATGCACAAGGTTTAAAGTTTCACTTCTTCCCATTACTGAACGGTGTAAAAACATTAGATGAATTAGTTGAAGCTGAGAGTTTTGATTCTTTAAAAGAAGAGTTATTACAAGTAATTAATAATAACATTTTTGAGATTATAGAACAGGTAAAAGATCAGTTTGTTGAATACGGATTTTTTAATAGGGAAACTAATACCTTTACAGGTAGAGTTGCTTCACCTATTTTAGCTTCTGAATATGAACTAACTCCTGATGAAGAGTCTATGTTTACTTCGGATATAACTGTTCCTGGTAAAACCCAAATGTCTGAAAGTAATACTAATTTAGATCTGATGAATGATTATGTAGTAAATTACATGATACAGAATGGTAACTTCTATCAAATCTTTGCGAATGATATTGCCTTTACTAAGGGATATACAGATATGGCTAAACGTCTAGCGATGGTGCTAGCTCCAGGTCAAGAATTTTTCTTAGAAGGGAACATGAAAACTGTATTATTTGATGATGTTGAGTTCCCATCAGATCAATTATTTTCTTTATATAAGGCTGTTAAAGATGTTTATGTTAAAGCTGGAAAAACTTTAATGGAGGCTGAAGATGAAGCTAAGAAATTATTAAAGAGTTATGAGTCTACTAATAATACAGACGCTCAAGGATATGTCACTCTCGATGAGTATGCGAAGCTTTTAGATGGTTTAGGTAGATTAGATGCTGATATGCAGACTGCTATTGACGCGGCTAGAAATGGTACTTTACATACTTTAGAAGATGGTGTACAAAAAATACTACAACCTTTAAAGCCTGTGTATGTAGGTGATGTTATAGATGAAAGTTTAGGCGATGGGCGTACTGTTAGAAAGTATATTAAGCTATCCGTTATTCCTTTATATAAAGAACTTACACAATCTTTTCCAGAGTTAGACGCTGTTAGAAAAGATATGGAGGAGAAAAATGTAGGGATGGCTGCATATGTTTCTGCAGGAAAAACTGGTAATAAACTAGTACAAAAATTTGGAGAACCTATTGCTCCAGGTGCTATACAAGAATTACCTTATTCTGGATTGAAACTTCAGCAAGAAATACCTTATGATGAGAATAAAAAACAGATTAAAACTGTAACCCAGGCACGTAAAATGGTTATGCAGGATTTGAAAGATCCTTTATTTAATACCGAAAAATTTGTTACAGAAGACGGTAGTGAATTTACAGCTGAAGAACTTTATCGAGAGCATGAAAATTTATATATTGAAAACTTTAACGATGAGTGGCAAATATTTAAAAAAGAATTTGGTGTAGACCAAGATGCTGAAGGGAACTTATTTATAACAGATGTTGTTAAAGTAAATAAACTATTAAGAAAAGAAGCGGTTGCTAGAGGATTTGATGAAAATTCTATAGAAGCTTTACAGTTATCTGATGATGGAAAATCGTTTAAGATACCATTATGGTTTACTCCTCAATCAGAGAGTTTTGAATCTCTGTTATTAAGTACTATATCTACTAGATTGGCTAAGCGTAAACAGAAAGGTAAATCATTCGTTCAGGCATCAAACCAGGGTTTTGGAGATACTAGATTAAAAACATCTTTAACTCAAGCCGAGATTGATGCTGTTACATGGATTGACGAGGCTACTAAAAATACTTTTATAGATAAAATGCAAAACCCTGCATTAAAAGGTATTGAATATGATGCGGATAGTTATTCATTATCTCCTGAACAGATTTTATTACCTAATATCTACAAAAGACAATTTAAGAAAGGAGAAAAAATAGACTTAGCTACTCTAAAAGCTAAAGGTTTGTTGAGAGCATTTGCCATGCGTATACCTAACCAGGGACATAACTCTATGGTGATGGTTGAGATTGCTGGATTTTTACCTCCAAGTTCAGGCGATATGGTAGTAGTCCATCAAGATATGCTTAAACGTATGGGTTCGGATTTTGATGTTGATAAGTTATATCTTTATCTCTATGAAGTAGAAAAGGAAGGTGATAGTATCTCTAAAGTTGAGTATAGTATATCTGAAACAGAAGCAGATTTAAAAAGGCTTTATGAAGCTAAAGTTCAAGAGGCTATCAGATACTATAAAAATAGTTTTCCTGAGTACATAGAAGCTTTAGAAGACCAAAATGAAGAGATATCTAAATTAAAAGCTGAGCAATACCAGGCAAAAACTGTAAGAGAAAAGAAAGAATATCAAGAGTTAATAGATGAGGCGTTTGCTAAAATATTTGTACATAGCAGAGTTTTACGTGATATGATGATTAAAGAAGGTATAGTACCTTCATATGAACAGTTTATTGAGTTATCTCCAATGCAGCGTAATACTACAGCTGCTAGAAATAATAGGGTGTTAGACTTGTATCAAAGTATATTCTCAAGACCTGAAATTTTAACTAAGTTATTAATGCCTAACTCAGTAGAAGATTTACGTTCTGCAAATGAGGCTTTTGATGAGTTTGACCCTGCTCCTGATGAGATTAGTCCTTTATCTATTATCACGCAAGATAATTTATTTGATGATAATGCTTCAGGTAAGACAGGTATTGGTATTGCTTCTCTATGGAATACATTCCACTCTACAATCCAGTATCATGATATAATCTTATCTAAAATTGGATTTAGTAAAGAGAGCCACATGCATTATATTAAAGCTATGGGGCCTAAATTTATAATCGAGAAAGACGGTAGAGAGGTAGAAACTCAAGAAGAGAAAACTCAAGATGAACATAAATTAGAATTAATAGCATGGCAACATATTGAAGAGCAGTTTTTTGCAAGAACTGGTAAAAAAATACCAGCTAAATATAAAACTTCTACAGGCTTACATAAGCTAGGAAAGGTTAGAGGGGAAAATGGTAACTTTATTTCCTATATTATCCAGGTTGTACAGTCTGCAGCTGTGGATAACGCAAAAGAACAAGAGTTGAATAGAGCTAATTTAAATTTAGAAACTTTTAACACAGCTCTTTACTTAGCGGCTATGGGTATTGATGATTTTAATATGATTGTAGGATTTATGCGCCAGCCTATTTTGAAAGAGTGGGTTAAGCAGGTAAATTTCAAAAAGACAAAATCTAGTACTCAAACTAATTATGGAAGTATGGATGTGTTAGCTGCTGCTGAATTGGTAGAAAAGTATAAAAATCTTTTACAAGAATTAAAAGCAGATGTTCATGATGCTGTTTATGAAGATGATTTAATTCAGGCTTTCAGTATTAAGAATTTACAAGCTTTGATGAAGGTATCAAAATCTCTAAAAGAAGATGTTGAAGTACCTAGAGAAACTCTTATTAAATATTATACCGGCCAATTAGAAGTATTAAAAGCTTTTATGATGTATAAGAAGGAAGGTGATATCCTTGCTCAAATGATGAATGCTTACAATACTGATACACAATCTATAGGTAAAAACTGGTTTACTGTAAAGAAAAAGAATGAAGCAGGTATTAGTTCAGGTATATTACCTTCAGAACAAATGACAGCTGCTAAGAAGTTATTTGTAGGACAGGATTCATTACTAAGTACATTAAACGGTAGGATATTAGAAGATGCTATAGGTTTGGGTATGACAGTATTTAATCAAGATGACTTATTCCCATACTCAAAACCATTCTTTAAAGAAGCTTTTAAAATAGAAGACCATTTAAATAGAAAGGTAAATGACCAATTATTTAGAGATATTAAAAGATCAATACTATTATTCTTAATGAGTAATACAGATTTAAATATTTATAAAAATAAGGATTTAACAGCTAAAAAATTAAGAAGTAAATACGTACGCTCAAAAAATAATATAGCTAAACAATTAGCAGAATTAAAAAATAGAGATGAGTTTGCTTTAAATGTATTTCTACAAAGATTAAATACTTCAGATAATAGAACTCTTAAAAAAGCTAAAATTTCTAAAGTAGATTTTATGCATTTGAATATGGAACCTAATGAAGTTATTTATGTAGTGTCTGCATTTTTAGAATTACTAAATAGTCAAGATGAGCAAGCAAAAACTTTTGCAGAAGGCTTAATTGAATACTCTTATTTAGTAGAAGGTTTAGTATCTTCTTCTAGTTCTGTGGCTTCGTATATACCTATCCAAGTTATATTGGATGCTGCTGTTGCCCAACAAGTTTCTCAAATATCTAATCTATTAAGTCCTGAAGTAATTGAAAGATTCCATGACCAATTTGTGAGGCATAATAAAGATAAGTTACCTAGGATAAAATTTACAGGAAATGCTGCGACAGATGGCCCTTATACTCAAGTTGTTCTATCTGAATTAGGTGTACCTAAATATGGATTAATAAGACGTGGAGGAAAAGATAGGATTCATAAATTTTTTAAATCTGAAACTGTTGATGGCGTAACAAGTCATATTTATAAATACATGCCTGAATTAGGACATGAAAAATTACCTGAATATGACTTTAAATTAGACGAACCTTTAAGTGAATTAAAAAGAAATAAAGTACCGAATAAATTAAAGCATTCTGCGTACAAAGGAAAGATTGAAATACGTTCTACTAAACAGTCTGTTACCAATAATAAAAAAGCGGCGGAAGCTGTTAATGATGAGGCAACTACTTTAGAAACGTCAGACAACGCTGCTCCTATGTTAGCATTTGATGAATCTATGGAAAATCTATTCTTTAGTAAAGAAGATGCTAGAGATACTGGGGAGACTACACAAAAAGCAGAAAATAAACAAGGAGATTTATTTGCTGGAGTAGAAGTATCTTTTGAAGAGATTAAATCAAATGCCTTAGATACTCTTAAAAGTAGAACTGATAAATTATCAGATAGACAAATAACTATCTGGACGAATAAAATTAATAAAGCAAAAACAGATGAGGATTTGAATAATCTAATTAAAAAAATCTGTAAATTATAGTAATATGATAAGTTGTCCTAATATAAATTCCCAAGAGTGGAAAGATTTAGTAAAAGAGGTAGGAGAAAATGTAGCTTATGTTGAATGGAATAAGCGTGAGTTAGCAGGTAATACCTGGAATGAAGTAGACTTAACTAAAGAAAAGACTGAGTCTAGTTTTATGCTTTCTAAAAGTAAAAATGCCCTTATAGAAGAAGCAGCTAAAGAAACTACCATACAACTAACATCAAGTTCTGCAGAGTTATTTAAATATAGAGTTGTACAAAAAGGTAAAGTTGTAGGAGAATTAAATTTAGAGAATGACGGTGTATACGCTACAGCTATTAATACTAAAATAAACGGTAAACCTGGTACTGGGCATGCTGCCTATATGCTAGCCTCTGCAGAAATGGCTAAATTAGGTTTACAGCTTCGTAGCGATTCTATAGAAAAGAGAATGACTACTCCTGCAATTAAAATGTGGGAAAGGTTTATGGATGCCGGATGGGCAGAAGAAGCTGGAGATCATTTTGTATTTACTAAATATTCAGAAAATAATAAACCTGTTACTGCTGGAACTTTCCAAGAAAAAGCATTAAAGTTAGCAGCTGCTTGGAATATGTCTACTAAAGGATTTATTAATAGTCCTGCTAGTAATTTAGACTATCTAAAGCAAGATATCGCTAAATTAAATCTAGTAGGAGTTACAGCTCATGTAACTAGTACTGGTAGTATGTATATTAAAAGAGATGGTAAAAAATATAATCCTTTTAAATCAACTACAGCCCAAAAAACTTCTAAAAGTAACGCTGAAGTAAATCAAGAATTAAGAAGTATTTTATTAGAATTTTTAGATAAGTTAGGGGTAACAGTAAAAGACCAACAAGTTGTTTTAAAAAGCGGTGATAGTAATGCTGAGACTGAATTCTTAAAAAAGGCTGGTAAGATTGTGGATATCATAATTCGAATAGCCCAAGGGAAAGAATTTAATGATACTTTAGCTGAAGAAACAGCTCACGTTTTTGTAGAATTACTAGGAGAAAATCATCCTATGCTGCAAGAAATGTTTGAGTTAATTACAGAAACTGAAATTTATCAAGAAGTTTTAGCAGAGTATGGCTCAGATATAAACTATAAAGATAATCCTTATAAACTTAAATCTGAAGCTGTAGGTAAACTATTAGCTAGTTATTTGTTGAAGCAATTTGAAACTGTTAAAACTAAAAGCTCTCCTACCATTTTCTCTAAATTAAAAGAGTTGGTAGATATGATTTTAAAATTATTTAAGACAGTTAATCATGATACTTTTACGCAAAGACTAGACCGTGTTTTTGAAACAGCTGCTACTCAGATTTTAAATAAAGACATTACAGGATTATCTAAAGATAATGCTAAGGCAGGATTATTCGCTCAAAAAACTGGAGCTGAATACCATGAGCAAGAACGTGCTAGAGATTATAAGTTTAGAAGTGAACAGCCGCTAGAAGAAAAGATTGTAAGTGAATGGAAAAATCAAATCGATAGGTTACAAAAACAATTAACTCCTAATAGAGAAGCTGATAATATTTTTATACAAGGTGAAATTTCAAAACTAAATGAAAGAATTAGAGGATTTGGTACTGCTAATTCAGGAAATAGATTAGACCATTTAGTACAGTATGCAAATACGGATTTAAATGAGATTGAGTCTATGTTAGCTAAATTTAATCAGTTCGATGCTAGAGAAGCTGCTAGATTTTATTTAATGGCTAATCAGTACTTAGAAGGTTGGAAAATATTGAATAGGTCTGTAGACTTTAGTGGTGGAGTATTAGGAGAAGAGGTTGAAAATACCTTACAGGCTCAATATCAAAAAGTTAGTGGTAGAGCTGAGCTATTACAAAATAGATTGATTGAGATTTATAAAGAAGAATATAATCGTAGGTTATCCGGTACTAAAGGTGTAGAAGACTTTTTTGTAGAATTTGTAGATACTAATTTCTTTGAATCACAATTTTTAAATATTTCAGTTAGTAAGATACCATTAGTTCAAAAGATTTATGATATAGTACAAAAAGCTAATTATCTAGCTCATGAAAATACAATAGAGACAAATAAAAAAATAGAATTTGAAACTAAGCAATTAAAGAAATGGGCTAAAGATAATGGAATATCTGACAATGAGTTATGGAAAATTTTCCAACAGTTAGATAGTGAAGGGAAAGCTACAGGAAACTATATACACGAGGTTTCTCAGGAATTTTATGAGACTAAAGCTAAGTTATATAAAGAATGGAGAAAAGCTATCGATGCTGGTAATAAAAGTTTAGCTACGCAAAAGAAAAATGCCTATAGAAGATGGTTAAATAAGAATACTACTAAACGCGTTGATAAAGAACGTTGGGAAGCCGCTAAAGAAGCTATTAAACTTAGATATACTGATGTCAACGGTGTCTTAGATAAAGCTGCATACGATAAATGGTATAGAGGATATGAACCTGATGGTGCTGGTGATAATAGTGATCATTATATAATTAGAGAACCTAAAGTCGATTTATGGCCGGATTCTAGATTTGCACGTATTCAAAATACTCCTCAATTATTACAATACTATAATTTCTTTACGGAGTTACTTACAGAACGTAAGAATGCATTACCTTATAATCCTAGACTAAGGGTTCCAAATTATCTACCTGAATTGTATAAAAAAGGTATAAAAGAAGGACTGAGTGTAGGAAATATTATGCAATCTGCTGGTAATGCTGTCTGGAAGACCTTTTCTGCCCCTTTACCTGCCTCTGAATCGTCTAAAAGTGAAGATCCTACTACAGGTATGCCTGAAAAAACTATTCCTGTATACATGCTTTCTGGGCAAATTAAGCCTGAAAATAAAGACAATAATTTAGAGAATATTTTAAAAGCATTTTCTGGAATGTCTTATTTATATGAACAACGTTCACAAGTTGAGCCAGATTTGCTAGTACTAAGAAACTTATTTGGGGAAGTTGCGGAACAACTATCTAATACTCCTCAAGGAAATATAAATACCTCTAGGTTCTATGAGAAACGTAAAGGTCAGAGTAGAAATACCATGGCTGCTTTAGATTATTTCCTAGATGCATCTTTATATGATACTAAGACTAACGATCCTGACGCTTCTAAAACATTAACTAAAACTATTAAAGATCCTATTACTGGTAAAGAAAAGATACAAGGTTTTTCATTTACTAGACTAGCTGAATTTTTAATACACTGGACTAGAAGAAAAGGAATGGGCTTCAACTCATTTGCAGCAACTGCTAACTTATTCTTTGGTATTCTTTCTACGCATATAGAAAGTAATGCAGAACAGCATTTTAATCAACATCAATCTAACCAAGCGTTAATGAAGATGTTAAATGTAGCATTAGGTGGTAAATTAAATGCTGAAGGTAAAAAAATACTATTATTGATGGACAAGTTTGATGTAATGAAAGATTACATGGATGTCAGTTCAGAAGGTAGTTTAATTAATACTAAAAAGATTGATAAGCTTTTATTTGCTTTACAAGGAGTTACTGAGAATTTTATATATGGACATACTTTTTTATCTATCTTATTTAATCAGAAAATAACTGATAAATACAATAAAGAAAGGAATTTATATGAAGCGTATAAACTAGTGGATGGAGAATTAGTATGGGATACTGAAGAATTTGGAGCGGAAGAATTCAAAGAAAAGAGTGAACAAAAATACCAATTACGACAAAAAATAGAACGTATAACTGAAGATCTTCATGGAGATTATAATAGTCTCAATCCTAAGCTTATTAATAAAACCGTTTTAGGTAGAATTCTAATGGTATTCCGTAACTGGTTACCTCAAGGTTTACATACTAGATTTGCTTCAGAAAGAGTAGAGTCTAGATTTGGAGAAGATTTTGTTAAGAAAGGTAGGTTATTAAGTTATGGTGCTTATTTTAATAAGTCTCCTGAAGGTAAGCGTTTAGGTATTGTTAATCTGTTAAAAGATATGACATTAGAACTATCTAAACAAATTATTAATTCTATCACATTTGGAAAAGAAACTGTAGACTTTAAGGCTTTTGAAAATCTAACTGAAGTTGATAAAGCTAATATGAAAAAGAACATAGCTGCTTTACGATTTACTTTAATGTTAATGGCTGTAGGAGTTATTATAAAAGGTTTAACTATAGATGATGATGATGATAATGAACAATCATTAGCCAAATTCTTACTAATGAGTATATATAGAGTTGAAACGGATTTAACTTTTTACTTAAATCCCAATGCTCAACAAATAATCTTAAATGATTTTGTACCGTTAGCAGGAACTATTGGAGATATAATTGAGATAGGAGATGCTACAGTAAGATTAATATCAGGAGATGATATAATAGAGTCTGGACCTAATGCAGGTAGAAGTAACTTTATTAGACAAACTAATCAAGCCATACCTATGTTAGCACAAATTCAACGTTTATATGAATTAAATGGAATGAATATTGAGGGTAGGAAAAGCTATTAATTGATACTGTTATTATAAACAATAGATTAAGGGGAGTTAAATACTCCCCTTTTTTATTATATCCTTCTAAAGAATTAATTATCTTCATAATCTATCGAAAATTCGTCTATAAAGTCTGTACTTGATTCTAGCTGATCTGCAAAATTTCTTAATACGTCAGGTATATCTGAGCCAAATCCTTCTATCGAATCAATTTCAGGGGATACGGCTGTAAATTCACTTGCTGCTTCATTATAAAATATATTAATTGTTATGTCTTTCATGTTTATAAATCACTAATTATTGATTTAAAGAACTTATGTAATCATTACAACTACCGTCTTTAAAAATAATCAGTATATGATTATTTAATTGTTTTTTTATTAATAAGTTTCCTGTATTATCTCCACTATCTATTATTTTATAGTAGTGATAATCTGCTTTACTTAACCTATAAGCTGTTTGTTCTTGCTCTTTAGTAGGTTTGTAAAGGTTTTTGTCTTGTATAAATACCTTTTTCTTCTTAGGCATATTAAAAAGGGGAGCTGCCACACTCCCCATAAAAACAGTGTTATATTATTAAAATTATTCGTTAAATGACTTCCAACCATTTTTTGGGTCATCAGGAGATAAAACTCCTCTTTTTACAGATTCTTCAAACAGTGTTTGATTTGGGTTAGCGCAGTCACATCTATTTGTATGACCGCAATAACAAAGTTTACCCTCTTCATTTTTAGTTTCTTCTCTTAAGGTTATCCACTTTTCAAAGTTAGCTCTTTTTTGAAGAGTTATGGACTCATCACTTAATTCTTTTAATTCGTCTAAAGATAATGGTATAAAATTTCTAAGTTTTGCATCCACATTTATATAACGTGGATCATCAATACTGTTTTCATGTACATGAGCATGAATATTCGCTTTGTAATATTGTACTTCCTGCGGATGAATTGGGCAATGTGTAATAGCATAACCTTTATAATCAATCATACCTGCACAAGTTTGTCCATACTGCATAAGTTCAGGTACATGTTTAGGTAAATCATGGTTACCTAACACAAAAATTTTATTACCTTTTAGTCTATCTAAATGACCATAAAATAAGTTAGTTTCCATAGTAATATCACCTAAAACATATATTAAATCTCTTTTATTTACATGAGAATTCCATACTTCAATGAGTGTCTCATCATGATCAAAAGTATCATTAAATCCTCTATGAGCAGCCATCCATTTATGTCCAAAATGTAAACAGCCTATAAATCTTGTTGTCATAATTTGTTTTTTTTAGGTATCTACTAAATGTCTATACTGAATAAATCCTCTAAAATTTCTACACCAACCAAAATCACTATGTTCATTTCCCGCTTCTACCTCTTTACCTTTTGTAGGCCTAGTTTGTGTATAATGAAAATGCTCATCTTCAGTCATAACTCTAGCACAATGCTCAAATGGAGACATGTGGCCTTCTTTTAATAGCCTATCATGTAACTTAACATCAGCTTCATAATCAATCTTAGGATTATCACCTAGTGTTTCATAGCTTATTCTAGCGCATCTAGCTGTTGCTATTTTTACAGATAAGTCTTCCATTTCTTTAATAGGAACATCCATAAAGCTCCAACTTCCTTGGCGACTTACAATATCGTAAAGACGTGATTCTTCTAAATTATCTCCAAAAGGTATATGCCATTCGCCTTCTTCAAGTTCTTTAGGAGTAGATTCACTGATAGCATCCCACATTAATTCAGCTATTGCTTGAATATGGATATCTGCTTGACTTTTATTTGCTTTTAGCCACATCAAGTCTGTGTATTTATCTAATACAACAGGTTGTTTCTTCTTAGCATCTTTTTTACTACGATGATATTCATTAGGAAAATTACTAAACCAATATTGAGGACATCTCAACTTAAAGAAGTTCTCCCACTCCGTAGCAGTTACAATTACTGTATGCCACATGAAAGGTTCGAGAAGTCTATTACAAAGTTGTTTAGTTATACCTATATCAGTAAGCTCGTTAGCTTGCCTTACTGCTCTATCCCTTGCTTGCAGCCAATTATCTATTGATTCATCAATATCTTCTTTTTCTGTAAAATATTCAGTTCCCTGCATACCTTTATGATCTTTTTGCCAAGCAATAGGAATAAAAGGATTTTCTTCTACCATTTTTACCATTTTTTTAAATGGTATAGCTCTTGAGCTAGCACTATTCCTTGAAAACATTCTGTGAGTATTAAACTCAGCTAACATTATTCTAGGAAAAGTTATTTTCATTGTTGTGATTCTATCCCCTGTAGGAGATAGAGAATCAGCTAGTATTTCACAATTATACATTATTTTACCCACATCTTTGTGATAGTAGTATCTACATCCATATTTACTTGGCTTACATACTTATTACCACAATCTATCATTATTGTTTCCATTTCTTTAGCAAATCTTTCTGCGAAATCTTCACGCACTTCTACATCAATTTGATCATGTACTGTACATATTAAATAGGCACATGTGCCGTATTCTTTATTATATCTAGATACTAACTTTCTAACACCTACTAAAGCTTCTTTAGTAATATCAGCACCAGTTCCTTGTATTGGAGCATTCATACCATTACGTTCAGTACTACCTTCGATTTTATAAATCTCTCGCCAACTTTCTGTGTCAGTAGGATTTAAAGCTCTTAAATACTTAGCACGTCTCATATCTGGATACCATCTTCTTCTTAAACAAGGAGCATATGTAGAAGAATACATATTTCTTTTAGCCTTATTACCCTGCTTGTCTAGCCACTTATTTAATCTAGGAAATGCCTTAGCATATTCTAAAAATAATGATTCGGCTTCATCCATAGAAATCTTTAGGGTAGAGGCTAATTTAAGAGGCCCCATTCCATAAGGCTTACCAAAATTAATCGTTTTAGCTTTTTGCCTTAAATCTTTATCAGCTTTAGTTATTTTACGTTTAAACATCATAGAACCCACAAAACAATGTAAGTCGTCTCCAGAATTTAAACAATCAATAAAACCTGATTCGTTAGAAGCATCAGCCATTAGTCTTAATTCTTGTCCGGAATAATCAATGGAAACCCAACTATATCCTTCTCTAGCTTCAAAACAATTTCGTGTTGTATTATCATTAGGAATATTTTGTAAATTAGGAGCATTCATTTGCTCACTTCCTGAACTTATTCTTCCTGTGGCTAATATTTGCCAGAAATTAGTATGTACTCTACCGGTATTATTATTAATGTATTTTAAGAAAGATTTACCGTAAGTAGAAACTCTTTTAGCAGAAGTTCTATAATCTATTAATTTACCAAATAGAGGATGTTTATTAACATTGGCTATTAAAGCTTGATTAGAAGTATTTTCTAATTCTATACCTGTGTAATTAATTAATTTTTGAACCTGGCTAGGAGAAGAGTAATTAATATTTAATTGTCTTTCTTGTTCTCCAAATAAATTTATAACGCCATTAGACTTATAATAGTTTTTTAATATAGGGTCTGTTAATAGTAATTCATCTAAAGCGTCTTCATACTTAATAAGGTCGTCTTCATACTTTTCAGCCAGTTTAAGCCACTTTTCAGTATTTAGGTACATACCATTCAATTCAATGTCTGCTAACGCCTTAACTACCTCAAATTCTAAATTAGCGCAATATTGTAATTTATACTTCGATAATTTTGCTTCTTGCTGTTTTTTAATATCATGTAAGTATTTAACATCTAAAGAGCCATATTCTATTTGTTTAAATGTTAAAGGTTTGTCTTTAACTAAATAAAATTCTCCTCTAGTATCTTTACTTAACGTTACATTACAGTAGCGTTTGACAAGCTTATCTAATCCATATCCCCACTTTTCATATCCGCAATAAATTATACATTCTGCTAACATAGTATCGTAAATACGTTCTAATATAATTCCAGCTATTTTTAAAAAGCTGTAATCAAATTTAGCATTATGTAATATACATAGTTTAGATTCTAATAAATTCTTAAATAACAAAATGTCAATATGTCTACAATCAATAACGTATTGATTATTAGTATCGCCAATCTGTAGAGAAATTATCTTTTTTGTATGAGGATCTCTACCTTGAGTTTCGGTATCTACTTGTATACTATAATGATTTTTAAAATAATTTAAACAATCTTCTACTGAAGCATTTTGTATAATGTTTTTATTACCATCAAAAAAATTGTTTTGTCCTACAAAATAAATCATGTTATTTTATATACAGCCTCCTCAAAAGAAAAGTAATGAATAGGCTTCATCAACGAGGCGGCGTATTCACACTCAGCTTGAACTCCTACTGAATTACGTACTAAACTCATTCCATCTTCAGTGGGAGGAATTACTACCCAAAGCTCATCACACCAATCAATAAATTGTTTATCCATATTTTGCCAAAAATTCCAATCGCCCTCTAGGCCATGGTTTTTAGCTAATGGATGAGAGTGTGTAATTGGAGAAAATACGTTAAATTCTTTATTTCGTAAAATCTCTACACACGCTTTATTTACTAATTCGTATGATTCATCTTCCATTCCTGTATAAGGAATAGCTAAATAAATCTTAGTTAGATTCATAATATTCGTTCCTACTATCAATTATACCAGGAATATCTATAAATTTAGGTTTATTTCTCATAACGTAGTTTAAAAACATTACGTTACATCCTATATGACCTGTATGAGGTAATCCACTTTCTGGATCTAAAAATTCTCCACGTTGGAGTGCTGCAACATGGCGTAGTAAACTATCAAGAATACTAGTTACAGGTAAACCTTTTCGCCAGTTATCTCTACTATATTTATTAGCGCCAAATTGCAACACATCAGCAACGTCAGAGAAGCTATCTAAATCTAACAAACTTAATTGTGATTTAGAATCGTTATATCTTAATGCTTGTTCCATTAATCATTACTAAAAATCACAGCTACTTCAGCCTCATTGAACATTTCTAATGAGACTTTATGTGACTCTTCCCACCCCAACTCTTTAGGAGCTGGAGAATATACATTTTTTATGCCGCAAGCTATTATTGCTCGCGCACAATCTGCACAAGGAAACATAGTAGTTATCATTGTACTACCTTCTAACTTTGTGCCTTTACTACTTGCAGTAAAGATGGCATTTCTTTCTGCGTGTTCTGTCCAAAGATATTTTTGAGGGCGTTCTTTTCTTGATTTCACGTCATCATCAATACCTTTAGGAAAGCCGTTATATCCAACACTTAATATTTTGTTGTCTGTATCAGCTATTACACACCCTACTTTCGTAGGATCATCTTTACTCCAAGAAGCAACTAGATTTGCTAAATCTAGAAATCTACTATACCATTTCATCTCTAGTAGACCAATCTCCGGATTTAATATAATTTTGAGGTTCTATCATTCCTCTATATACCCAAATAGTATAAGTTTCGTTACCAACTGTAATCCTTTCTGGAATATAGTTAGCTCCTATTTCCATAGCATTAATAGCATCATATACTTCTTCAGCTACTTCAAATAAATCTACTTGAATTGTGTCCGAATCGTCTATACTTTTCTTAATACCTGGATATGCTCCACCATGTAATGAATACAATTTAAAATTAGGTACTTCAACTGTTGTTTTATATACCATATTTTCTGCTCCAAACATTGCTTGAAAGCGTTGTAAATTATATTCCTTTTGACGTAAGGATCCGTATACTGCAATATTTCTCGTCATTATTTATTTTTAAAGTTAAAAAAATTTATTTAATTTACCAAATTTGGTACGTTAATTAATGTTAGTCTCCATACACTATGGATTGTCCAAAAAGTGGTTACATTGTCATCTTCTTTGATAATTTTAATAACATTATCTGTAGAAAAATATTCGCTAATTTCTTTTTGGATTACCACACAGGTAGCTATACGAGGGGTATAAATTAATTCTCCCTCTATTTTAGTACCTACTTTATTGTAGCGTATGTGTTTTGAATTAGACTTACGTTCTCCTATTTTCTCTAATATACATTTCATGCGTTAATTTTAACAGTTTCTGGAATTAGTGCAAACTCTTCAACAATAGCTTGTGCAGTTTCTTTATCATAAGAGTTAATTATATTTTCAACATTAATGTCAGTACCTCTTAATAAATCATTAATAGTCCTACCTTCCCTAACGTCATTCATAACACGTTCAACTCCTTCAAATACCCATTCAACAAGTTCTTTAGAAGAACACCAAAATGATGATAAAGACCTGTATTCTAACCCATAAGGTTTTAACCTACAAGCTCCTGCAACACCATATAAAATTCGTCTATCAGTATCAGTATCTAATAATAAAGAAGGTATACCTAAATAAAAATCTAACAGTTTGACAGCTTCAAAACAAGCATCATTATCTTTCGCAAATAAGTCATAGCCTATATGTATATGACCTCCAGTTGTGCGTAATAATGGATACTTCTCTTTAACTTCATCAGAAACTATAATAAGAGCTTCATCCCATGCATTTATATCAGGCTCGCACCCAAATACTTTAGCTTGTTCTGTTAGTAATTCTTCTTCAGGAAATTGTGCTGACGCGATAACCTTAACCGGATATTGTGTTTTCTCTTGAATATAATCAATAGTATATTGAATATCCTGCCACATATGTTCAGGATCAGTTGTTGGAGAAACATTAAATTCGGCTGCTACATTATCTTCTTGCACAAAACATCCTTTTCTATTAAGCTTTTTAGGCTCATCTTTAGTACCTCCCAGTAATCCTACTACTGAAACATACTTTTCTTCATTATTTGGCTGACATAAAAATACTTCTATATCAGCTCCTACTTTATACTGTGACATTCTCAAATAAATATTGGTTTATTACGTTATTACTCCATTCTATAGCCTCCCTATTTTGTGAAATATCCATTAATTCTGGATGATACTGCATGCATAAACAATTAGTTTGTCCAAAATAGACTACTTCAGGTTCTCTGTAAGTAGCTGCAAAATGATAATCTTCACTATTACCATTTTCATGGATAGGAGAAATCTTATTAGGAGTGAATCCTAATAATTTATAAGTCTGTTTATTTAAATTTCTTAAATAAATCTGTTGATGGTGGGTAGAATTTACTGTCAATATTTTACCATCATATGTAGCCATTAAATGCCAATAAGGATGTTTCATATGTTGTACTAAACTAGCACCATTCATCACACTTAAAAATTGAGAACCTCTACAAATACCTAACATAGGTACTTTACCTACGTATTCTTTAAAAACAGACTGATGTAATTTATCAGTACTATCACTAAAGCCAGTAAATGGATGAGGATCTTCTTTGTATAGAGATGGAGAAACGTCAGCTCCTCCAGGAAAAATAATTAAATCAGCCTCTTCCGGATTTTGAACTTCTTCAAAACCATCAATAAAACTGCTTAAATTATGTTTAAAGCTAAATGCTTTTTTCATGTTTTTCGTTATTATATCTAAAAATTTCTGTTTCTAAATCTGGAATACTATCTAATTCTGCATCGTCAGATAATGTAACACCTAAAGCTTTCTCTAAATCCTTTTTAACAGTTTCTCTTTTAAAACATATTAAAAATCTCGGATCAGTAGGTTGAAAAAATCTAGTAATAAATCTTTTGTCTATTTTAGAATAACGTCCTGCTTTAAAATGATTGTAGTCATCTAATTTTTCAGGAGGTATTTTAAATACTAACATGATTTCACCCTCAGGCAAATCATAGGAAGTTATAAAAGTAGAGTTAGCCTCTTGTTTTTCTAAAAATCGACTGAATTGATCTGTATGCTCGTAAGAGAATCTTACATATAGAGAATCAGGATAATCTGTATGATGCCCATCATCTCCAAAATAACAGTTTAAAAAGTTATCGTGTTTGAATAATTCTGTAAGATTAATATTAAGCATATATAGTAAGTACATTGTACTTCTAGTTTTTACTGTATCATATAATATCATTTACTACCTGGAATGGATATGTATTCACACCCTTCATAATCAATAGGATATTCCCAATTGTTAGTAGCATTTCTATATTTATATTCATCCAGTAAGTTTTTCCAACCTCGGTACTTATAACTGTTAAGTATCCTTCCATTTTTTCCAAATTCTAATTCCTCTTTAGTCATTTCAAATACTAAAGGAGGATTAAATAAGGACTTTTCACACACTATAAATTTAAAAGGTAAAATTTCTTTATCAGGATATTGTTGTTGTAACAATGCTGTATAGAAACTACCTTGAAAATCATAACCATATTGTAAATAAGATCGTTTAAAATCATAAATATCTTTACCTGTAGTTTTGATGTCTATAGGTAATATAGTTTTATCTGTTTCAATAACCATATCTAACAATCCTTTACAAGGAACGTCTTCAAGATTACCTACTATAGGAACTTGATATTTTGTATTTTCTGTAAAATATACAGAACAATGTGGATCAGATAATATTGTATGCACAATTTCAAATGTATTTTTGTATACACTTTCGCTTAGTGCTATTTTATTTTCGTTTTCTTTTTGCTCTTTGTAATAATCTAAAAAGTTGTCTTCAAAACGTTTAATAATGGCGCCAAGACTAGCTGCCCTGGGACTCCACTCTCCTGCATCATATGCTTCTTGATAAAACATACTATTAGGGGTGTCGCCAAGATCATTTAATTCTAAAAGCTTTTTAACAAATACTGCCATTTTACCAGTTGGTTTTTCAGCAGCACCTACATAAAATTTAGAATGAAAAGCATCTTCGCCATTAGTTAGTAATGTATCGACAGCATCACCTTCAACAAAGGCAATACTATCGTTATTATATACATTAAATTTAAACGCTTTTGGAGACCTTCTTAGAAGTTTTAGACTAGATTGATTTACACAATCTAATGCTCTATATTCTTCGTTAGTCATTTATTTTGTATGCCTTAGCAATTAGTTTTAACCAATCGTCATAAGGCATGATGATTAAATCTTCATAAGCTTGTAGTCTCGTGGCTCTACGCCTTTGATGTCTAATTATTTTTGGGTAACTATGCTCTAATTGATTTGGAGGAAAGTTTTGTTTCAAACATTCATCCATCTCATTAAATATAGTAGTGTAGTTCAAAGAACTTTTAACATTTTTTACTTGTATAAGTAAAGGTACACCCCAAATATCTATTTTAGAATCATCGTATAATCTACTAGCTTGTCTAGAAGTTTTGATAAACTTTGTATCAATATTAAAAGTCTGGGTAAGGATCTTTTGCAATTGTGGTAGATTCTTCAGATCTGTCACTGTACTCCTCTCTAAGGAGTGACCCTTCCGGCGATTGTTTTTTTGATACGTTTTCTTTGTATAATTCTTCAAGTTGTTTTATCACACCATTAAAAGTATCCTGAAACTCAGGTTCATTTAACGCTATGTCAATTAATTGATTCATTACAGCTTGGGACTGCGTAGGATTTATAAGTTCTACAATTATAAGTTTGGCTAGAAATCCTAATCGTGCCGGAGACCCTTCCTGATGCTCAAGAAGTATTCCTTTAATCGCTGCAGAAACGGTATGAGGGAAAAACTCATTCTGTATCTTAGAGTTGCGAAAATTAGCAACAGCTTCGAAAAATATATCATTGCCCAAAGCTTTTGTAATAGACTTAACAATCTCAGCCTGCCCAAACACGGCAGAACCGTTTGCAGATTCTGGGTGTCTATTAATTGTTTCATTTTCTTCTTTTAAAGTTAGCCACTGTTCAAACGTCGTAGGCTCTCTAAAAGTATCAGAGCCCCACTCAACTTTTTTTAGATCAAGCGACTTATAATTATCTAAACCTCCATAATGGGAAGTATTTGAACTAAGATTTCTTCTTGAAGGCTTAATGTTAAAAGCAGGAGAGCTATTTTCAGAATTAACTGGTCCTAACTCCTTATAAAAATTTTCCAATTTTAAAATAGGATATTTAATAGGCTCGCAATCAGCATTTATTTCACTATGAGGAACAAACTTTTTGTCCAAAAAATATTGTCTAAATTTTTCAATAGTAAAATCTTTATGCTTCAATAAAGTATTTACTAAATCAGTTCTAAATCCAGATTTTTTAGCATTTCCTGCTGCAAATACGTTTATAGTATCCTCTAAAGTAATTAAAGAACTTTTAGATAAAATATCATGTGGATGCTTTTCTACATATTTAATAATACTTGCGCAAATAAATAACCAGTTTATAATTAATTCTGGGTTATATGTAGAGTGATGTATCCTAAACTCAATAGTACCATCTTTCTTAAACACTAAAGGTATTAAATTTACCCAATGATACCTGGCTTCTCTTTGCCATTTACGCCTATCATCTATATCTTCTGGGTGATGATCTCTATTATTATACCTACCTAAATCATATCCTCCTGATAAAAATTTATAAAGAATATTCATATCAGTAAGTACTTTACCTTTAAAGTTTTCGATATCAGTAATATCTTCTTTAGAATAGTTACCGATATTTAGTAAAGGAAGCATTTTACAATATTCTTTAGATGATCCTAAGAATTCTCTTTGATTTCTTTTAAAGAAAGGTACTAAATCAAATACTTCTTGTTGCAACTGACATGCAGCAGCATAAAAAGCAGTGATAAAAATCTTATCTTTAAAAGTATTTCCAAAATGAATATGTAAAGAACAGGAAAAATCAAATTCGCAATATTTATTTAAAGCTAAACAAATATTTTCAATAGTTTGTAATCCTTTAGCTCCTTTTAAAGGAATTGTAGTATATTCATAACCAGATATAGAACCGTCTCTAACCGGTATTAATCCTAAATCAAACAATTCCCAAGAAGGTATAGTTCCATAAATAGTTTCAAACTCTAATCCAAAAGACAGGTTTCCTAAAACTTTAGCTAATTTATAATATCCTGGTTGAATAGGAAAATTAGCCTCTTCATAACGTTCTATAACACGCCTAGTAATCTTAGAACCATCCCAAGTATAATTTCTAATCCTTTCGCCTTGTAAAAATCTGTAATTATACTTTTTGTTAGATTTAGCTGTAGAACATTTGTCAAACATATACACTAAATTATCTTTATCTAAATAAAGATTATATTTTTTAACTAAGTCCATACTAGCTAAATAAACTTGTGCTATAGCGTCAACCTTATCATCTCCTTTCTTTTTCTTGATTTTTCCGTAAAATTGAATATATTCATCAGCAAAGACTCGTTTAGATATGTACCCGAAAATTGGGTACATATCTTTATCAAAGTCTATTACAACTCCTTGCAAATTAGATTTTAAATCATATTGATTAGTCTCCACATTTAATGCAATGCTGGAAGAATTTATAGGATACCAACGATTTCCTATTTTAAAACAACTTCTATTAGGAATGTAAAAAGATTCGCCAATTTTCCTAGCTTTACTTTTTAATATCTCCATCCCGTCAAAAGTTTTTATAAATACTTTTTTCATTTTTTGTATTAACTTCATTTTTAATTACTAAACTTGTTCTAAAACAGTTATAATTTGATCTATAGCTGTCTTATGCTCTTGAAAAGTTTCTTCATCATCTTGTACTAATTTACTAATTTGACCTTTTGCCTCTTTTAATGAGGTAGACATGTCAATTTTAGTTTTTTTATTCTGTTCAGATAAAGTATTTAAATATTCATCAGATAGTAATGGTAATTGATTACCTAGTTCTACATCAGCATAAGTATTAGAATCTTCTGGATCTAATATGTTATACATCTCTTGACTACAGCAAATTAACGCGCTATCATCTTCATCTAAAGTTTTAGCTTTATCTAATACAGCAATAAGATAACCACTATGCATAACATAAGTCCTATCGCTAAATAAAGGAGAATAGAATCCATGACAAATTGTACCTCCTTGCATATAAATATTTGTATGCGTAGATTTAACAAAACTTAAAGAGAACTCTTCTAGAAGATTAGTCGTAGGAGACATTGTAATTCCAGTCAAGCTTTTTCTTAGAGCTTGTATACATGCAGCATAACTTGATTCGTCTTTAAATATAATACCTTCATAAACGACAAATTGTTTTACTGATTCTCCATCTAATAAATCTTTAGCATAAACACGGTCATTAGTTTCCATATCAATATGTATACGTTCCGGATTAGCAATCAAATTATTATCACCTATCAGTCTTTCTCCAACGTAATATTTACCCTTATAAAATACAATTTGAGTATAAGGTAATCCTATTCGTTTAGGTTCTTTAGAAATATCAAATGAAATATTTTTCTCCTTTTTAAGGAAATCTTTATTATCTAACATTTCTTTTAAAGTATCTATAAGATTTTCAAACTTAAGATTACTGGAATTAATAAACGTATTAGAAGAAGACGTATTTCTGGAGTAAGTAGTGGTAGTTTTTCTAGTACCTACCCCATTAGTAAAATTTTCATTTCCATTTCTAAAATAGCTATTAGCTCCTCTAGTATGATAGTCATAAGTCTTACTTTGACTTTGTTCAGTTCTATCATATTCTTTCTGGTCTATAAGCCCTTTATCTGTAGAATATATTAAAAGTTGATTACAAGGCAGATCAATAATCTTACCGTCAATATCGTGATTAATAATATTTAATCCCTCTTCTCTAGACGAGAAATAATGCTGGCCTGTACTACCTTCTATATACATATACAAAGGTCTTTCTTCTAAAGATTGTACAGAAGAGGCTGATTTTTTACTTTTACCCTTCCATATATATAACAGATTAGGATCTTTTTGCGGATACATAAATACTAAAGTAGCACTACCTTGATATTCTTTTAAAACATCAAAATGTTTTTCTGCTAAAATAGCAAATATTTTTTGGCTATCTGTTTCATAGTCTTCTACATTAACTTTGTATTTTTTAGCTAATTCGTCTATGTTATAAATAGTTCCATTATGCGCACCTATTAAAGTAGGTCTAACCTTTTTAGCTTCACTGTAAATTGTAACCGGATGAGCATTTTCATCGCTTATAATTCCTACGCTGGAGTTTCTTACGTGTCCAAAATTTATTTTGTTTTTACCATTCCAATCTTTAAGCCGGTAAGTACTGATATAATCAGTATATTCACGTTCTCTTATAGCAGAACTTCGTAATACAACGCCGTTCCAATACAACCCACAACTATCTCTCCCTCTAACTTCGTTATCCATGCCTAAGATATGCAATTTATAAATATTAGGGTCATTAGGCCCTATTGATCCAAAGATTCCACACATTTTTATTGTAATTTATGATTTACTAATTCAGGAAGCATTTCCCTGTATTTCTCTAAAGTGATTTGACCAAAAGATGGTGCTGAATTGATTTCAATAATGGCAAAGTCACATCTTTGACGTCTGTTACCCTCAGCATCTACTGCAGATTGAACTCTGACATCGCAGGCTCCTACATCTAATCCTACAGCTAATAATGCTTGAACACATCCTTGCTCAATTTCGTGCCAATTTACAGGCCTTTCAAATTGTGGATTTTCTGGTAGTATCCAAACACAATTATTATCATTCCTAAACCAACGTTGGTTTTCAGGAGTTTCTCGCCTAATCATCTTTCTACAAGAATAAAAACACCCCAAAGGAGTTACATGAAGTCTATATTCTCTATTAAAGTTTTTATAGTTTTCAAAAATATAGTTTCGTAAATTTTTATTCTGTACCCAAGCATTAAACTCTTCAATAGTATTATGCTTTTTATTTCCTCTACCACGACTACCAAATTCAGATTTAGATACTACAGGAAGGTTATTCCTTACCCAATCACGAACTTCGTTAATGTCTGCAGAATGTATATAGTTAGCTGTACTAACATTGTTTCTAGCAAAGCAATTTTTCATACGTACTTTACTAGCACTATTTCTTACTGCTTCTTCGCTATTTAAAACTAGATAACCTTCTCTAGGACGTGTAGTAGAGCCTAGATTTAGAACTGTTCTTACAGGGACCCTAACAGATCTACGTAAGGGTCTATGTGAAGGATGTCTAGACCTAAGGCTTAAAAAATATCTACCCCTATTATTTCGATTTACTAGAACAGGACGTGCAGGTCTTACCGGCCTTGCCCTTCTAATATTTCTAGGTTGAGAATTTTTGATTATAGTTGCCATATTAAAGTTTATTTTGTAAGTTATTAAAATCTCCAGATATTAATTGTAAAAACCCATAATATTCTAATTCTGCATCATCTAAATCTTCAAGATTTAAGAATATTGCAAATTTAGACGGTTCTCCAGCTAAACTAAATCTAGAATTAAGGTAAGTGAATTTATTAATATCTATTTCTACTAAACTTAATTGAAAGTCTTTGTAAAATTTTTCTAAATTGTGTAACACCCTATCACTTACAGCATACCATTCACATTTAATAGGTTTTTGTCTAGTATCTCTAGGATTAAAACATATAGAAGGTACTGTTATATTCTGGTGTACATACATAGAAAATGGAGACAGTAATACCTCATATCTTGGATTAATATTAACCCTTATATCTCTAAAGTTATCAAATCCATGTAAAGTTTGTAAAAACTTTAAGTGGTCAGATCCTGTAGAACAAAAAGAATCATAAATTAATAAATTCGTTGTTTTGGGTGATACTGTCATAACATTTTTAAGTCTATTAGCAGTTTATCTGACGCTAATACTCCATTAAGCCAATTTAATGGATTAACAGAGTTAAATATTAACGCGTAATGTAAACTAGTTAAGTAATAAAATTTTAATTCTTTAGTTGATAAAGTATTTTCTAAAAAATCTTTTACTAAAGTCTCTTCACTTATATAAAAAACATAACGACCATTTTTTTCAGCAGTCTCTTTAGTAATTTTAATAAGTAAAGAATTATCTTGCATTATTAAAACATATTGAGGATATTTTGTTCTCAAAGTTTTAAGTAAAGTATTTGCAAAGTTTACTTTTTCAGTAGAGGTTAATATTTTCATTTATTTTACTATTTGTCGTTTTTACAAATTGCTGATACAAGATATCAACTAAATTTACATCTTTTTCATTTGTGTAATATTTTTGAAAAAGTATTAAAGCAAGTTGATTAGCTTTTTCTGTCTTACCAAAAATCAAATTTGGCAAAACTCTAAATATTAAATCCGGAAAAGAATAGTGACCTGCATATTCGGGAGTATCATACCCAGGCGAAATTTCATAAAAAGAAGAAAATGGAATGTAATGTTCCCTCCTCGATTCTTGCGTTTTCACTGTAGTATTACACCAATGAAATGCATAATTTCCCATAGTTGGTACGTTATTGTCATTATGTAGATCAACATAATAATCTAACATAAAATCTAGCTTTTCTAAATCTGCGCTTGTGACATGATATAATATATCACTACTATTTGTATGAATTAATTTTGTCATTCTAAAAACATTTTTATTATTGTTTTTGTTTCTGCTTTACCATGATTTTTAAAAAAGTCAGTAATATCTTTATCGCCATCTGGTAAAAAAAACGGCTCTGTTCCAAAATATTCTGCATACATTTTACCATAACGTTTTCCTAAAGAATCATTATCAAAATTAACAATCACTTGAGAAAATCTCTCTTGTAAATCTATTAAAAATTCTTTAGGTAAGTCTTCTAATAATGTGTTTTCTGTATTTGGACATACAGCCGGTATATTATTAGACGCGTAAAATAAAACCTCTTTAGGAGATTTTGTAAAAATAACTATGTTACCTTTTTCATGTAGTTGTTCATAGCCATATAAAATTGACGAATTAAAATTAGAAATATACTCTTTAGTATTTGGTTTATAACATTTAATTCGTTGTAACCTTGGAATATAGTAACCTATAATAAAATGTTCTGGATTCCTTACCCATACAGTTCGGTAATTTACCTTAACTGAATTTAATGAGTATACATTATATTTTTTTAATATTTTAGGATCTATCCCATTACTAATAAAATAGTCTAATTCTTCGGGTCTAAAAGTCTTGTTTGTTTTGACACTGATTTCCTTTTTTTCAGGTTCAATATATTTAACTTCAACACGTTTTACATTTTGTTACTTAAAAAGGATCGAGAGAACTAAATGAAAAAATATTACTCTCAGTTCCTGGAGTATTTTCTGTATTTTCTACATTTTCCACGTCTTCTTGTTTTTCTGCCTGAATGGCTTCCTTTTTAGGTAAGGTCATTTCTGCCTTACTCTGCAATTTATTAAGTTTTTTCTGCTCTAACTTTGTTAAGTATTCTTTTATAAATTTTATATCATCTGTTTCTCGATTACGGCTATAATCTAAAACATTTGTTAAAGAGAATTGTCTATGTTCGGTATTCTTATTTTCAAAGATGACATCGTTAACATCACCACAATATAGTGTATTTAAAACACCTTTATTTATTAGGTCATCTAACCTTTCTAAAATAAATTCTTTATCAAATTGCGGTAATACGTATTCTTTTATATAAGACAATCTAACTCCAGTATAATATGTACCATTACCCTTATCGAAAGCTTCTATATGCTTAGATTGGTAACCAAGGCCATAAAAATACGAAATCAGAGCTTCATTACAAACATTTTTAATTGAATGTTTAGTAAGTTTTCGTTTAAAATTATTAATCAATTTTGTAAATTTTTGAATTATTATTTATATTTGCAGTTCGGACTATCTCATCAACCTAAAGTAATTTCCACATTTCTTTTTCCCAATCTAAAAATTTATGATATAAATCTACATCTTTAAGTTCATCTGAATTTCTCAAATCAACATGTTTTTCCATAAGTTTCATTATAGCTATTTTTAAATCAGTTGAAATTTTAGGTTGCCCATTGTTAGTCTCTACACCGTTTTGTTTCAAAAAATTATCAAATATTTCTTTCATATTTGTTTGTTTTGGATTTTCAAAAGTTCCTACATCTTGAGCATATTCATTATCCCAAAGTAATTTTCCAAATTTCCAAGCTAATTTTTTTGATTCAAGTGACGGCACGGGATTGTCTTCAATAATATTATATGTAATACCATTTTTAGCACAATATTCTTTAGCTCCAAATGCCTCAACTATTTTATTATCTAATTGATTAAAAGCATGAAGCTCTTTTATTATTTGTTGTTTTAAAGGAGTCATATTTATATTTTTAAAGAGTTTCCCCGTTATTAATTATGTTTTTTATAAAGGTGCAGCATTTCAGCATAGAAGTCTTTATTTGTTTTAGGATTTTTAAAGTCTTCTGCAATAACCTGTTTAGCCTTAGTACTAATTTTAACCGTGTCTATAATAGTCATTACATCATTAACATTACCTAAATCTGTTAACTGTTGTCTAGGTAAAGTGTCAAATAAATAACATCCTAATTGCCTTGCTGGAAAATGGTTAGAGTTATAAGGATTCTGCTGTATAATAAATAAGTTACAAGCTATATTTAGAAGTATATAATTTCGCTTATTTGGAAAAGCTTCTTTCAATTTAAATAAAAACTCAACTACTTTGATAAATTCATCATAGTTAGGAGTTCTAGTGCTAGGTTGGTTTTTAACATAACCTTCCCAAAGACATCTTACATACATACAAAATAAAGTTCTCATAACACTAGTATCTTCTTTCAAATCAATTTCTATACAAAGATCTTTATATTCTGGAGAGTCTTCTATAGTTTTGAAAGTAAAATTAAATCCTACATTTTTTAATAAGACTAAATATTTTCTAATTTGTGTTGGTGTAAAAGGAGACTTTTGAAAATATACAATTATTTTCACAGTACCCTTAAAATTACGTATTGCTGCAAAACAGATTGAGCCTTTTACAAATTTAAGCTTTCCTAATTTATAATTACATGTACTTGCCATAGTTATTTAAGTTTAAATCTGAAAGGTGATACGTATATAGTTCTGCCATTATCGTTTCTAACTTTTAATTTTCCTGTGTCTACAATTTTTGTAACTTTATAAGTTCTTCCTAAAGTTAAAGTATTTGTACCAAATGTACATATCATATTAACAGGCTTTTTAAGATTTTTTCTCTTTAAAGCATTTAAATCTCGCTTTACTTTATTTACATCATTTAAAAATTCCTGACGCCTTAAATGTTTTTTAATATATATTGAATCTAATCTATTTATATTAGCTACCAAAATATGATATTGTGGAACAGGGCCATAACCTATATGCACTTCATTACAATAGATAACTGGAAAATACTTAAAAATAACATCTTTTACATAAGCAGAACTTACATGAAAAAAACCAGTTATTCTGATGTCTTCGTAGATATGCTCAATTTCGTTTAAGATATTACGACCACCGTTACCAAAAGCCCCAATCGCATTATCGATAAGGGTCATTTTACAATTACTCGTTTCTCTTGTTTTAATAATAGTAAACATAATTAAATTATTCTGAGTTTTTTCATAATATATTACTATATTATGCCGCTAGTTTAGTTAACGGATGTGTTAAAATTAAATCATTATATATTTTTTGTAACGCTTCTGTATAAGAAATACTATACAGATTAGAAACAAAAACTATACTATCTCCAGAGGAGTGGCCAAAATCTTTATAAAAAAGATCATAGCCGTTCTCTGAAGGATATATATTGAAAGAAGGTATTTTATCCTTTCTAAAAGGACTTTTATACATCTTTCGCGGTTGAAATGAACCGTAATAAAAATTAAAAATGTCTACATCATACAAGCTGTGCCTCTTGAACAATTCTTTGGAAAGGTTCTCTGGGGGATGCGTTTGCTTTGTTGAAATTTCCATTTTCATTTTGAATATTATCGATAAATAACTCTACCATACTGGTTGTATATTCATCATAAAATTCTTCTGGATGCCACTGTACTCCAAAGATAGGTAAATTATTGTGTATAAATGCTTCTACTACAGCCTCTGATTGAGGTATTTCACGGTTTTGTCTGTTGTGAATAAATATTTGCGTAGCCAATAAATCTGTAGATAAATCGTTAAGCATAACTCCTTGATGATGATGTGAATTAACATCCATACCAAAATTCTGCGGATACACTAATTCCTCTCCATATGTATATACAGGTACATACACTTGATGGCCTTTTTCCCATCTATTTTTTGAATCAGGATGATTTCCCAAATGTTGAGTTATCCTGGAACCAAAATGAGCAGCTAACATTTGCATACCTAGGCATATACCCATAATAGGTATACCAGACTCAATATACTGTTGTAATCTGCTAATATAGAACCATTGTCTAAATAGATCTCCAGTCCCATTAAAATAGCTCGGCTTTTGTCCATAAAGACCAGGATTTAAATCAGGCCCTCCAGACAAGAACAGCATATCGATTTCTACATCTCCTACTTCAATTTCAGGAGTTAAAATTACCGGTATACCGAATGTAGAAATATATTCTAAATAAGTTTTAGATACTCCATAACTTTGTGGTCCTGTTGACCATCCTGGAATTCCTATCTTTACTTTTGACATCTTTTGTTGTTTTTTTGTTTTAAAATAAATGGAGGGAATTTCACCCTCCGTTTTCATACTTTTTACTACTTAAAATGGTAAGTCTTCACTAACCTCAGTATTACCTGGATTTGTAGGAAGATCTTCACCTGTTTCAGAAGCCGGTAAAGGTTGAAAATCATACACGTTATTTTTATCATAACGTAGTCTAGTGTTTTCAACTACTGGATACTCGCTACCCTCAGAAATAGATTCCGCGAAATACTTTAGCGGTATTCTCGTGCGGACTCCTATAGATGTCCCATCGCTTTTTAAGTATTCTTGTCCAGAAAACTTCATACGTAAGCTTTTATTTCTCAATAATTTAGCTAACGCATCTGCATAGGATTCTACATCTTTTCCTGTAGTGGCGTCAAGTTCTTCTTTTGTCACACATTTAGTAGCTAAATGCGCAATCTGTTCAAGGGAATATTTTTGAGCTCGCTCATTCATATAAAGTCTATACGAATTTTTAAACTCATCATCTTCACCTTTTAATTTAAATGTCATGTTAATGTACGGTTTATCAGGATTTTCTGAATTACCTTCTACATCAACAATTGTTACCTCTGAAATGCCAGGGCGGATATACTTTGATCCACCTTCAGCGCTGTTTATATCTTTTGTACTAAACATAATATTATACCTCTGAATTAATCTATATAAATCTTGTCCCAACTGAATTCAAAATCTTGACCTGCAAGATGTTTTGTTCTGGAACCACATACAACTTCATCACTTGTGGTAAATGATATACGTAAATTTGAATTTTCACCTCGGTACATATAGCCTATAGCATCAGCACCAGCAGCAATAATATTACGTATTTTACCGGTTAAATCTAAATCTTTTGCGGCCACTTCTTCACCTCGTTTATTAGAGATGAATTTGTCCTTTAGATGACATACAAAAATAACATTATCTGCTAATTCTGTAACAAAATTTAACCAAAATACAAATGCTTGTCGTAAATAATGATAACCACCTCCATTAGGCAGTTCTAAGACACTTTTACCTTTAAAATTCTTTCCAATAGGAGTCTGCTTATATAAATTAGTAGCGTACTCTTCACACCATTCTTCTAATTTTGTAGCAGTATCTAATGAAATATATTTATAAGGCTTGCCTTCTTTTTTAATTGTGTTACCTACTTCGTATAATTCTTTCAAACTATTTACCTCTATTTTTAAAGCATCTACAAAGTGCGTACCCTTTTCTAAATCTAGAATTAGATTATTTTCAAGAGCAGCTAGTTGTGTAGTTTTACCTGTTTTGGGAGACGAATAAATAACTAACTTACCAGGCGATTTTCTTGTCGCTTTGATAATTTTTTTTGGTAATGTAATCTCGCTCACATTATTTTGGGATAGTATCGTAAATACGTTTTAAATCTTCTGTATGAAATGATGGGGGCAATTCTTTAAAATAATTAACCGCGCCATCAAAATACAAACTGGTTGCTATAGGTTCTCCATCCCTATTATTTATAACATTCAGTTCTCTGTAATGATCACCTAGAATATCTATGTCGTAACCATTGTATCTATTAATCCTAAAACGTGAAGGATTAAATAGACCTAAAAGTAAATCGTAATCTCTTGAAACTTCTTTATTATTACCTAAACCATCAACAGACGGTTGTAGTCTATCTAGTTCAAAGTTTTTAATACCTTCTTGAGCTTGTGCTTGTTGTTGAACAGATACGATAGTATAACCATAAGTGTCTCGTAACTCTAACATATAATCTGATGAGAACACACCTAAAGTTTCCCTTTGTGTATGTTCAGGTAGATTTCTAAGTAAAGAAATATGGTCTACTATTACAATTCTAAACTCATCTTCTGGATAGTTATATTTTATACTACCATCAGCTTGAGTTATTACCTCTCCATTATTTTCAGCATATCTTTTAAGATAATTAAAAATTTCTTTAGGACTTCTTAGATGTGTTATATATTTAACACACTGTTCAAATAAAACAAAATAAGACTCTAACTTATTTATTAATCCAAGATCTTCTTCATCAATACTACGTCCTTCAAATTTAGAATCTAGTTCTAAAGGAGAAATACGTCTACCATATTTTTTATATAATAATCTTGAAATAAGTTTTTTAATCTTACTTTCTACACTAAGTTCTAAACTAAAATAGAAAATTTTTAAAGTAAAGTTTCTATGTTTTAACCAGTATTCAAAAGGATGAAAGACAAACATTTCATCAGTAAGTTGGCTTTTACCAACTTTTTGATTTGCTGTTAAGCCTATATACATCTTTCTGTCTATACCTGGTATATGCTTGCCAAATCGAGCAAAAGGAAAAGGTATAGTAACTGTTTCACCAGCGTCACTTCTCCTTTTATTAGCTTCGATTTGGCTTCTAACTTTTTTAAATATCACACATCTTTAAAATAAAGATTTTGTGACTAATCTCTATCTATAAATAAATAAACTATTACTTGCCGGCATTTTATTCTT